AGCTCCGGCCCCACCCAGTTTGCCTTGTACATGAAGGATCCACGCTGTCCCACGAAGCAAGTCGCCAACCACGAGTGTGGTGTGGTAGCAACCATGCTGCACGGGAAGTTTGTGCCAACTGTGACGACGCCCTTTGCAAGGTTGCGTCCTCCCAGGTACGTGAAGTCTCCAGCACCCCCAGCCGTGAGATAGCCAGGTTCTGGTGGGTAGATCCCGAAGTAGTCTGCATTCGTCATGACAGCATCGAGAGCTGCCACGTTGGTCGTCGAGAGCGAAAGACGCTGCAAGAACGTCGTACGCCTCATAAGCACGCGTGCCGAGCCGATGGCTTCTCCAAAGTTCTGGAGATACCTGTTCGGTGGCGGTGCATTCACTTTACCCATGACGATGTCGCGAGTCTGCAGCTCCAGCTCCAGCCCTTGCGACTCCAGCACGCTGGCCGAGAAGAACACCTCGCTGGGATTAGCCAGCTCGAAGTTGTCCGAAGCCTGAACGTAGGCTGCCACACTGACATCAGCTGTCGAGCTGGGAGCAGTGAGCGGGTTGAGCACCTCAAGATACAAACGACCGTTGTGGAAGTCCGGATTGTACGTCGTGGCTACACCGTGTGTGGAGTAGTCTGACGTGAGGCTCGTCCGCGTGAGCAGAAACGTTGTGGGTGCCATGTACGGGATCGTGACTACGAACTCATCGTCGTCTTGGATGTCGATGATGGCTGTCTGGATGACAGTAGACGTGTCTGCGCTCGCGTTTCCTCCTGATGGGTCGTAGCTCAGTCTGAGACGACCTTGGTGGTACTGCGAAGCGTACACGCGGAAGGTGAACTTGATGTCACCTCTCCAGTTCGTGAACAACCGAGACATTGAGCCCATGGGCGTGTCGAGCAGTGTAGGCCGTGGGCCCACTGTGTCAGCTCGACACAGGGTCGGCGTGACATTAAACGAGAAGATCGAAGTGTCTGTCAGGTCCGCAGTGGTCCACGTACTCACGTTCAGTAGCGACTCTCGCTGAGCGAAGCTCGAGATTGCGAGGTCGTCATCTGATGGGAGTCCCAAAAAGCTCGGGTCAGTTGTCAGACACGCCTTCGGGTCCAGGCACAGCTTCTCAATGGGCGCAGCAATTTGCGCAGAAGCCATACCGTGGAAGGGCGTGTTCTTGACTGGCTGTGAGCTGTCGATCACGGGCACGTTTGTGTATCCGAAGACCGACGCCACGGCTGAGACTGCCGAAGCACCTGCTGAGACCACGGACGCGAACTTACCTATCACGGGCATTGAGCTGAGCATACTTGCTGCAGCTGCCACTTGTGAGGCTGGTCGCGAAACCGGTCCCGTGCCGAACTCTCCACTCTGCAACGCGAGCTTGGCGGTTTGGCCTGCCAGCGATACACTCTCCATCCATCCGTAAATCTGGAGCGAGATCGGTCCAGTAGCCGTCGCATTGGCCGCACGTAGCGGAGCGATCGACTGCAGGACAAGCTGGCCCATGTCTGCCACATCAGTGGCTGACGTGATGCGGAGCATGTTCTCGTGCCACAGGAAGGGCAGCACCATCGTACCTCCCGCATTTCGGTGCGGTACTATACGGATGTTCTGCCTCTGTGAGTGAGGCACTCGACTGTTTGTCTGGGCCGCAAACGTACCCGTCGTGTAGTCCTGAAAAGCTGTGAAGTTCTTCATTGGACGGTACGACAGCATGTACATCCCGTAAATGAAGGGTGTGGCGTTAACCACTACCTCAACATGTAGGTTTCCACGCAGGTACGAGTAGTTGTCGAGCTTCTTCTTGATGGCTGTGTTGCCAAGGAAGAGCGACCACGGGTCGAGTGTACGGTAGAGAGTGCTGACTTCTCCTAGAGCAAGGTCGTAGGTAGCGAGTCGCACTGGCCGGTTCAGGAAGGTGGCTAGCTCCCAGTTGGGCGTGTAGACCTCCGTCACGGACACTGGATCTGCCGCTGGCATATCATCAGTCTCTCCTACCGCCGTACCGATGAACTGCGTGACTTCAGCAGTCTTCTCCTCGGTTGGGCGGTCGATCTCATCGGACTGGAGCTGCAGGCAGCAGGCCCCCTTCATGTCGATGGTAATCGTTGTGTTGTTTGCGTCTTTCCCGACGCTGGGTCCCCTGTTAACGGATGGGGCCTCCGGATCCTGAGAGCTGGAATCAAAGCTGACAAAACGGTTGGTTGGTCTGTCTACTACACAGCGGGGCGACCGAGCCCACACCATGCGATTGTTTTGTTTTGGCCACTACCTGGTAACCAGTGCTGAATAGCACGCTTCGGGTCATCCCCTAGGTGGTGTGTGAGTGCGCCCACGCTCTCGCTCAGAAGGAAACTCTTAAACCTTCTTAAGCGAGCAGTAACTGCGCACTCACCTCCTGTTGAGCTTAACGTCCGTAGTGAGTTACGGACACGGCCCCACCTACCACTTGCAGTGGAGGCGGGATGCCGATGCGTTGTCAAAGCTTAGCTTTAGCTCGTCCCAGCTGGGAAAAGTGCTAGCCTCGACGACGTGCTCCAACTCCACCTCAACGGCGATGTCGATGCACATCCGGCGCTTCTTCTCGAAGACTTCACGACCGTACCAGAAGTACTCGCGCGTCACAGTGGACAACACATCGATCGCCTGCTTCTCCAGCGTCACCGTCCGAGACGGGATACACTTGGTGAGCATCTTTGCAATCGAGTCCTCGTCAAGCGGACACACAAGTGCGTCGAGCTCCGAGTCGTAGCGCCACACTCACTTCAAGAACGAGACCTGGCTGATGTGGATGAACGGCACTGACACAGCCTCTTTGTCGGCCATGGTGTACACGATCCCCACGCTTGCCAGCGCGTTAGCTAGCGAAGTGTGGTTGAACCATGTGCATGTGCTGCTCACTCCCATCACATTGTCGTCACCGTACGTCTGCAGCGCCACGTTCTCCTTGAAATCAGCTGCTGTTTCACCAGCAGGGTTCAAGATCGCGTAGCTGTAGCGGACATACAAGCTGTTCACCAGCGAGTTGATCACGACAGTGAGCGGATGTCCAGAGGGATTGCTCCCAAAGAACTCGACGAGGTCTCCGTTCAGGTCCACGAGCGGGAAGGCAGTGTCAAACGCCACTCCCGTCATGACCTTCAGGTCCTCATCGGTGAAGTTTCCGCTGAGTCGACACACCTCACGGATGATGTCGAACGCTGCTAGGATGACCGTCGCGGGCATCCTCTTGTCGAACGCCTTGTAATCTCCTGCAATCATGCGGTTGTCGCCAAAGCGTGTGATGAACTTCTGGATGTCCTCCCACTCACGACTCTGCGCCACGCAGCCGATCGACGCCTCGAAGATGAAGCGGTTCAGCTGCATGAAGCGGATGAAGGAGAGGTAGTACTTCCGCACCACGGTGTTCCAGTCGGCCGGCGAAGCGCAGAAGACACGAGTGCTCTTACTATCCACCTTGGCCTGCTTGAGCGCCTCATCCTTCAGCGAACCGGAGAAGACTGGCATGCAGCGCGTGCCACACTTGTAGTTCTCGATATACTCGTCCACTCGGTCCATGACCTCTGCAGTGAACATCTTCGGATCTGCGCATGTGGCTGTCGGAGCCATGTCCTCAAGAAAACCCTTCTTGGTCTTCTTCCAGGGACATCCCATTGACGTAGCACGGTTCATCTTGTCGACAAACCGG